ATTTCAACCAATTCTGAACTAAGTATAAAGGAACAAGAAGCTAATAATAAAAAAATATCTGAAAGCGTTCATTATGGGTTTGCGTCTTCAAGTAGTCCATTTGAAAGAGGAAAAAAACGTTCATTGCTTTGGAGAAAATGGGATTATTATTTTATACCAATTGGATTTACAACAAAAGATAATACATTTTTTGAAATTGAACTTCCTGAAAAATTATTAAGAGACACAATTGATACAAATATAACAGTTATAGTTAAAGACCCAACTAATTTAGGACAACCTGGGAGAAGGATAACAATTTATTTTATAAAGGAAAATAAATGGTCTGGATTAAATACTAAGCCTGTTATTAGTTATATTGATGATAATACAACTGTTGAATATCCAAAATTATTGTTTCTTAAAAAATGGCTATATAATACGTCTGATACATTTGGGGGAAAAAAACGTGGAACTAATAAAAAAACTAATAAAAAAACTAATAAAAAAACTAATAGAAGAACTATTAAAAGACGTAAAACTAATAGAAAAACAAATAAAAGACGTAATACAAATAGAAGGCGTTAAATAGATAACTCCATTTTGTGAATAAGTTCATTAATACCATTATTGAAATCAGTGTCAATTGTCCAACCTAATTGCTTCACTTTTTCATTGCTAATATAATACCGTTTGTCATTAAAAGGTCTATCTTCAATATATGTTATCCATTCATCATAATCCAACGTGCCTTTAATCTTTTCTATCAGTATTTTGGCAATATCTAACACAGTATACTCGTGATGGTCATCGCTTCCAACATTATATATCTCTCCAATTTGCCCCTTTTCTAAAACCAGCTTTAAAGCAGAGCAGACATCATTCACATGTAAAAATGCTCTCACATTTGACCCATCGCCTTGAATTGTTACCTTTTTGTCTTGTTGTAGCTGCTGAATGAAGCGTGGAATTAGTTTCTCCGGATACTGATTCGGACCATATACATTATTACCACGTGTAATAATAATTGGCATCTTGAATGAATGGTAATATGATTTGGCAATTAACTCAGCGGCCGCTTTGGTCGCAGCATATGGATTGGTTGGACACAATATGGAATTCTCATTTTTCTTTTCCTCATTTTGGTCAAGCATTGATTCTCCATATACTTCGTCAGTTGATATATGAATAAACCTAGTGATTTTTTTATGTTTTCTAGAAGCCTCTAACAAAGTATGTGTTCCTTGTACATTATCATGTGTATATTGAAGCGCATCTTCGAATGAGTTTTGGACATGTGATTGTGCCGCAAAATGTATCACTGTATCGATTTGATAAATATTCAGAATATTAGATATCAGGTCATAAGAGCACAAGTTACCTTTTACTAAATGGTAACGAGACGAATTACGTACTTCCTCGTCAATATTGGTTTCTGATGCGCAATAATACATTGCGTCTAAATTGATGATTGTTGCCTCCGCATTTTGTCTAAAATAATAGTTTATAAAATTGGAGCCTATAAATCCACATCCACCAGTAACAAGTAGTTTCATGATTGTTATATTTTTATATTGTAAATTATTTATTAAGTTATAACTTATAATATCCTTTATTCCATTAATCCTTTATTTTTTTAATCCTTTATTTTTTCATTCTTTTAAGAACGTCTCTAACAGCATCCTTAATTGGAGTAACAGGATTTTTAAAACTTAATGTAGTGTTTGTTAGTTTCATTGTGTCTAAACAATTGTTCGACCTTTTGGATGCCAAGATTTGGTTCTGTTCTTCAAGTGAAAAGTTTGCCCATGTGAAATTCGGGTCTACTATTTCCTTATACATTTCTAATATTTCATTGTGTGATATTAGCCCTGGATTTGTTAGATTTACAGTGCCGACTTGTTTGTTTAACGCCATCTCAATTAAAACTGGCAACAATTCGTCTAAAACTGTCATTGAATTTGGAATGGAACATACTTTCTTATAACTTGTAATCTTTGTAATGAAATTACGAGGACTGTCTAATTCATCTGTAATGGGCATACGAATTCTGGCATTCAGTGTGCTATCTGAATACAATAGTTGCATTAATCTGTCAGTATAGCCTTTGACAATTGAATACGATGAGCCAAAAAAATTAGGCAAATCTGCCTCTAAAAAGCCGGTTTCCTGGTTTCCATAGAAATGGGTATTATCATATTCAAAAATACATCCTGTGCCTAAATATGTGAAATGTATGCCATTTTTCTTACTTATTTCGGCTAGACCAATGGGACTAAAAAGGTTATCATTTATGTTTTCAACCAGTTTACCGGGCTTCTCTAGGTAGTCAATTGTACCTATTACTTCGTTATTGTAGACGCCGTGTGTCCTGCCAATGAAACTCATAATATGGGTAACATTCTTAATCAAGTCTAATTCCCGTTGTATCATTATAATATCATCTGCGCGACACAATGATTTAATTACTTTTATATTTGATTCTTGTAGCAACTCTACCACTTTGGAGCCAATCCAACCATTTCCGCCAAATACAAGAACTACTGGTTTCAAATTATTTTTTCTCATTTTATATAAAATAAGAATTAGTATTTATATTCTTATTTTATTAAGTTTATTTTTGTTTGCGTTTTTATAGTAGTTTATTGTTTGTTATTAATATTATGTAATTCGTATATTTTGCCTCTTAGCTCTAGATAATATTTATATTTTTCAGATGATAATTCATTCTCGTATACTTTACAATTGCCAGACACAATAGTTTCCACCTTTTTCTTATCTACTGACGAGTTATTGTCATTTTGAATAATTGTATTGTATATTGTCTTCGGATATACTAATCATTGTTGTATATTGTAGCACATACTCTAGTATTTAAGTTGTTTTTCAATTTTAATAACTAACTATAAAAACATTCACCGTCATATTTTTCTTTTACTTTCTGATTTAAAATAATTAATTGGTCATGTAAATCATATTCTTTTGGCAAAACCATTTTAATATTTAAACGTTTACTATCTTCTATTTTTTTTTCAAATATAAGATGAGGTTTATCCCTTGATATAACCAATGATACATATTTTGGTAAAGTAGGCTCATTTTTTTCGGGATAAATATTATTTTCTAAATCATCAACTACCTTATTTGCTTGTGCTAGTTTTTCTAAAATTGACACCTTTTCAGACTTTGTTGTAGCCCAAAGTTTATCTAATTTTGGATGTTCAACCCGAAAGAACTCTCGCTCTTTTGTTTTTGCCTTGTCATAAAATTCACGATTATAATATACGTACTTTTTGAACATTTCATAGGATATACCATCTGGTAAGTCTTTTTTACTACTTCGTTCACGCAGGGTGCCTTCTTTAATTCCTTTTGAATTCTGTTCTTGTTCTTCTCTTGTTGCAATTCGTAAATTAGCTATAGTATTATTTAATGAATTTTGGTCTATATGGTCTACACTGATGTTTTTTGTTCCTTTACCATTTCCATAACAACCAGTAATTATTTGATGGATATATAACTTATTATTACCAACTACATAACTATTTGCTCCTTTAAACCAAGTTAATTTTACATTACAGGTTTTCTCATATTCTAATATTTTTTGATAACTAATAGGACATAGTTTAATTAACGTATTAGTTTCACAATACATATATATTATTTCTTTATCATTTTCATTCACATTCCAATAAGGATTTTTATATATACCGGCATCTTTACCAATCGTTTTTACATGCCCATTATTATATTGAATAACGTTATAATGAGTTTCAATATATGTCTTTGTTTGTTCAAAGTTCATAATATAATATTTATATTATGAATTTGTATTTTATTTTTTATTTCAATTTTACTATTACAATGATATAAATAAAATAATTTGTAACACATTGCGCTTAGTTGGAATAAGCACTCTGGTTCCCATAAGTTTCCAGATGGGGAGGACTGTATCTTAAGCCAGCTCAGGTTGATTAGACCTTCATTGCTGACCCATATCCGTTCAGTCTCTGACGCCCTACCGTATTCTATCATAGCGAATTTAGGTAGTAAGCATGCGGATTGCCCAATCTTTTTCATTATTACCATACCCGAGTTAATTACTCTCGGCCATCTAAAAGTTTCCAATTTAGACTTGGTAGAAAAAGCTATAAGGGGTTTCCCGAACAACAAGATATGTCGCAACATTTGTTTCCAAATGTTACTAGCAGTTAGCCTGGGTGTATTTATGCGACGGCTAAAATGGTTTTCTATAGTAAGTGGTCGCTTTACTATAGCATACTGCTTTTCGGCCCTGGTTATTCGCTTTCGCAAATGGTTAAGGCCTCCCATGCCAGACATAATTCTGAGCACGTTGTAGTTGGTAGCATAGACACGGACCTTGGCAGTCTTGGTTCCCTCAACGGTGGCGTTGGAGAGGACAAGCTGTAAAGTGGCGTTATCTATTCTGGAGAAGTTGCATGTTCCAGAGGGTTGGTGCTCCTCAGGTCTCAAGGCAAAGGAGTACACGTTGATACCCTCATCAGGGCATCTGGTGTGTGCCTGGTAAGGCTGGACCCACGAGAAGTAGGTTCCTTCGCGCTCAGAGAAGCGGTCTTGGCCGTTAAGTTGGAGCTTAGCGGTGACGACGGGGTTTTGGCCCCAGCAGTGGAGGTCCAAAGAGGACTCAGTCATAACGAAAGTACCGGCATCAGACACGGTGGAGTTATCGTTGTGGCCGTTGGACAAATCCTTGAGGGCAGCAAGAATAGTGGGGTCAACTCCAAGATTGGGGTTTTGGGGAACAGGGACACCACCCATGTTGGACTCATTGTAAGGATTTTGGGGACCGTGCCAGTATCCAGTGAATCCAGCGGGGATATCATAGTCAAGAGCACCAGCATCATCAAAGAGACCACGGGCATCAATGTAAGCACGGGAATCAGCAGCGACGGCAGCGGGGCCTCCGAAAGCGTGGATAGCGTTGGGGAGAGCATCAATGGCGTCAGTGTAGTTGAAGGGTTGGGCACCTAGGACCTTGAACAAGAGAGCATCGCACACAAGGGATGAGCAATAGTCAACGTTCTGGTCAGGTTGGACAACCCAGATAAGCTCCTTAACGGGGTGGTTAAAGTTGAGCTTAATCTTATTCGATGATGAACCAACGGACTCATCACCAGTGAATTGGAGCTGGGTGATGAGGTACTCGTGGGGGTTCTGGGCGAATCTGCGTCTCTCGTCAGTGTCCAAGAACACATAGTCAACG